ATAAACGGCGTTGATCGCGTTAATTCCTCTACTTGTTCAGGGCGGCGGTTGCGGTGCCCAAAGGATTCGGCATGGTCGAGTCCGATCACCCGCCGTCGCCCTTCCGCTTTTAAGGGGGACACATGGCCACACTTGCCGAAGTTAACGCGGCTATCACTAAGGTCACGGATGAAGGTCAGTCGTCCACCGTGGACGGCATTTCCTACACCCGCGCTAACCTTGCCGCGCTCAACCAGTTACGCGATACCCTCAAGGGCGCGTCAGATCGCGCCGCTGGCTCCCGCCCTACATTCCGCGCCTTCAATTTCTCAAGCATGGGGTATGATTGATGCGCATAGGCCCGTTCCAGTTTAGCTATCAGGCCGTGCAGGACAAGGCGCGGCGGCAGGCTCCCAAGACCCGCATTTATCACGAAGGCGAAGTGTTGCCCCCGAAGTCGCGCCGCAAGCTACAGGCTACCACCCAGGACCAGGCCCGCAACATATCGCTCGTCGCATGGATGACCCGCAAGCACCTGGACTATGTTTCTAAGTTCCATTTCTCATTCCGCACCGACAAGCCGGACACCGACAAGGTTGTCAATCGTATCTTCAAGTGGCATGGCGCCCCGCGCAATCTGGATTACCTTGGCCGGTTCGGGCGCGATGAAATGTTCCGTCTGTTCGAGTTGGAGAAAGTGCTGTGCGGTGACGCCGGCCTGTTAAAACTCGACGACCTGAAATTACAGGCTATTGAATCCGACTTGATTGCCAAGGGCACGGACATACCCAAAAGCATAAATGTCAACGACAGCGGCCTTGTGGTAGATGCAACCGGCCGCGTGCGACAGTACGCCATCTGCAATCGCGGTGAAAACGGCGCAACGTGCAAGTTTGACCACGTTGAAGATGCCGCCAATGTCATATTTGACGGGTACTGGAACCGCTTTTCCTCTCAATTCCGTGGCGTGTCGCCGCTCTCCACGGCCATCAACATGGTTCAGGACATCCACGAATCATTCGAGTTCAACCTTATCAAAGCCAAGATGCACGCGCTTTTCGGCGTGGCGATCATGCGGAAAGCCGAGGACGACGGGAATGTCGGCACGGCGTCCGGTGCAAAAACCATTACGCCGTGGGTAGCTGAGGATCATGCGTGGGTGGCTTACGATTATTGTTCCTATGGCGGCAAGCTCTATCTCTGCCAGACGGCACACTCCACGACCAGCGCGAGTTCCTTTGCCACCGATCTGGCGGCAGGCAAGTGGGCGGCTGATACCACGGATGCCGGACTGGACCTTGACCCGCGTGCAATCAACATGCTCGACCTTAACCCCGGCGAGGAACCGAAGATAATCGAATCCGCCACGCCGTCCTCTCAATTTGTCGAAGGCTCCTATCTGTTTATCCAGATCGCCATGCTCGCGCTCGATATTCCGGTAACTTCTTTCGATTCGCGCCGTTCCTCATTCTCGGCCCGCATTGCCGACTTGAACGAGTACGAAGTCAGCTCTGATGCCAAGCGCACAAAGAACCGATATGTGCGCAAGGATTACAGCGATTGGGTGCTGGCGACAATCTGGAATGATTCAGGATCGCCGTGGCAGTTACGCAAGATCGCCACCGATGACGGCATGGCCCTGCGCGATGTGCAGGAAGCCGCCGAATGGATTCCGTCCGGGTCGCCCTGGCTGGACAAATATAAACAGGTGATGGGCGATGAATTAGCCATCAATTTAATGTTGGACAACAGCATAGATGCCACAAGACGCCGGGGCGGCAATGTGTTCGAAAACATAGATAAACAGGCAATAGTTATCAAGTATGCCGCAGAAAAAGGCGTGCCAATATCATCAATCAAAGCAGGGGGCCGCTCGGTAGGCGAAGTTGAAAAAGCCGAAGATCCTGACGCAGAACCACAACCTGAAAAAGGGCAAGACAATGAGTAACTTAAATAGCAAATCGCTGGCCACCGAATACAACTGCTCCTGCATAGATTGTGGGCATGAAATGAAATCAGAGGCGCATTGCAATACGCTCAAGTGTCCTAAATGTGGCGGGCAGATGCGGCGGGCAGAGCGGCCGGGGCCTGGTCAAGCGTCACAAAAGAATGAAGCAAGTCACAAGTGGATGTCAACCGGGTACTTCAAATCGAAACCTACCGGGGGGATAAATCGTGAAGCAGGAATTATCGAAGGCGTCAAGGTATGCACGGCTGGCGAAGCGCAAGGGCATGGCGTCAGTCTTGACGACGAGTTTGTCAACACCGTCGTGCGATTTGGCAACGAGCGCAAGCAAGGACTCAAAGCCAGATTCGGCCACCCGAATATGTGTTCAACAGCCCTCGGAACATTCCTTGGCCGGTACAAAAACTTCCGCAAAGAAACCACTGCCCGCGACGATGGATCAGAGGCTCTTACCGCAGTCGCGGATATGTTTTTGAGCAACGAGGCCAAGGAAACCCCGAACGGTAATCTTTACGACTATGTTCTCGGACTCGCAGAAAACGAGCCGGATATGTTCGGAACTTCAATCGTCTTTACGCCGGGGCGCGAATACCGAAAAACCAAGGACGGGGAAAACGCATATAGCTCCGATGAGCCGGGGGACACCAAGGAACCGCTATCCGACGAAGTGTATGTCGAGTGCAAATCACTCCATGCCTGCGATTGCGTGGATGACCCCGCGGCCAACGACGGTTTATTTTCACGGTTCTCGCAGGAAACCGTTGCTGGACAGATGACAGAATTTCTGGATTTGAACCCGGAGATATGGGGAGCAATTCAGACCAACCCGTCCATTCTTGAGGCGCTGTCGCGCTATGGCAACAAGATGGACGAATTCATAAGCCGCTACCGAGAATACCGGAAGCAAAACAAGGAAGGGAAGGACATGAAGAAGCAGACCAACTCAGAGCAGCTTGGCGATGCGAAACCGGCGGCAGATGAAGCGACCCCGCCGGAAGAAAAGAAAGTTCCCGCGCCGGCAGAGACCGTCGCAGAGCCAGTCGTTGAACCAGCGGCAGTTGCCGTTGAACCGCCGAAAGTAGTGGAGCCGGACAAGCCGGAAGATCCCCCGGTGCCGCAGTTATCCCGTAAAGAATTTACCGCCATTGCCGACAAGTTCGGTGACGCAGTTGCATCCAAAGTGATGCGCGATGGTGGGGATTTTAGCACGGCGATGGCGATGGCCTTTGATGCGGCCAAAGCGGAGAACGAGAAGCTCAACGCAAAGATAGCAGAATTAAACGGACAGCCGACCAACGGCACGCCCATCGCCATGAAAGCCGCGAAGGGCCCGGCCAAGCTGTTCAATACCGGAAAATAACGCGGGGAATATACCGCAAATAGAAAGAATACGATCATGGCCGAAGAATATAACACCCTCGCTGGTCTTGTGCAACTCAACGACAAGAATCTGGCCGACCTGAATGTAACCGACCTGCTGGACGATGCGCCGTTGCTGAAGGTGCTATTTGCGCAGGTTGCCTCCAATGGCACGCTGCACAAGTATGTGAAGCAGACCGTCGCTTCCAGCGCCGGGTTCCGCGCCGCCTTGGATGCTGCGAGCAAGTCTCCCAGCCAAGACACGCTGGTGACAGACACGCTGACGATCCTTGACGGCTCGTTCGATACCGACGTGGCTCTGGCTGATGCCTACAAAGGCGGGCGCGATGCGTGGTTGCAGAAGGAATTGATACGGACGCTTAAACAGGCGTTCTTCGTGGCCGAAAAACAGGTATTTTACGGTGTCACTACCGGCCCTGGTGGCGATGCCGCCGGGTTTATCGGCCTACTGGATAACGGGCAACTCGCCGCGATTTCGGATACAATGGTGATTGAAGCTGCTACGGCCGGATCAACCGGATCAAGCCAGACAAGTGTTTGGCTACTCCGCAGCGGCAAAGATGATTGCTCGTTCGTTCTTGGCAACGATGGAAAAATAGTTGTCGAAGATGAGCCGACGATCATCGCTAAACCCGGCGCAAGTAACACGAGCTACAATTATCCGGCACTCTATGTGCCCGTGACCGGGTATTGCGGCTTCCAGATCGGCGGAGCGTATAGCGCTGGCCGTATCTGCAACATCGAAACCGCGTTGACGGATGATGATATATTCAACGCGATTGCCCTGTTCCCGTCGGGTCGAAAACCGAACATGATTGCGATGAACCGCAAATCGCTGAATCTGCTTCGCAAGAGCCGCTCTGCTTACAATGATGCTGGCAGACCCGCTCCCTTGCCAAGCGAAGTAAGCAACATCAAGATCGTGGTCACGGATGCCGTTTCCAACACCGAAGAAGTCGAGACCTAATCACGGAGAATACTGTGGGGCGGAGTGGTAATCCCACCCGCCCCGCGATTAACAAACAATGCGACGCAACCCAGGAGAAAGACAATGAAGAAATATGGAGTAATGCTACTCGCGCTGCTGGCTTGCGGCGCGGTGTATGCTACGCAGGATGCTACCCTGACGCAGCGCCAAGTACGCGATCCGCGCCAGTTGGAAGTGATCCTTGAAGCCAATGCCACGGATGCCGAAAGCCGTCTGGCCGATATTGAGGCCGGTACGGGGATTGACGAACTTACTGTCAACAATGCGACCGTTCGCACTAATATCACGGTAGGCGGTACGGCTGCCGCTGATTCGTTGGCCATCGGCGCATGGGGATATACAGGCGAACACGTCGGGCTGATTGA